GGTATGGGACATACAGCGCACATATAAGTACTGTACGTTCTGGGGTTATGACTCAGATTATCATAAAGTATATATCAAGTTATTTCGTTACGACGGCTCAACGCGCAGTAAGATTTGTGTGTTTAGCAAAGATAAAGCATGGAGATTCATAGGTAACGAATAACGATATATTCTAGCGACTTGTATTTGCTATGTTATCTCGCGTATAAACACATATTACGTAAACTACGAAGAAGATATCTATTTAGAAAAGATATCGCGTTAAATCGCGTTAAAATAAAAAAGAGAATCTGCATGAGATTCTCTTTTGTTATATTATATGTTTGCCATCTTATTGAAAAACGGATTATCTTTCATGTTGATTATCACGTTTTCATATTTACAGCATAGCTTTCTGAACATCTCGAGTATGTTTATGCCATTTTCATGAAAATCGAACCATTCTCCACTAGTTCTGAACTGCATCAGTTCACGGTGGAGCATCTTCTCTATATAATAGGGATGCTCCGATTCATGACTTCCTACCAGATGAAGGCAGCATCCGTTGCCTACTTGGAGTTGTTTAAGACGTTTGTCTATATCGTTTTTCGTAACTCCTATCTTATACTGGTCCGTCGTCGGATTGCATATAAGATACACATATGCTTTATTACTCATGCTCGAGAATTTTATTGGTTTCTGATAATTACATATTATTTACTATATCTAATTATGCATTACCATTACCAGAATCATCGTCGTTTAAGAGGCTGAGGATATCTGTAAGTTCTTCTTCGTCTAACTCATCAACATCTTCTGTGTGGAGATAATCAGAAAGGTCCATACTACCTAAATCAACCACACCGTTTGTTGGTGTATGTGCTGTATTGTCCAAAATAATAGTCTTAACAACTGCACTATCATTTGCTTTACTTGCTATAGCAGAGGATAATTGAAGATCTTCGCTTGATCTATTACTAGTCTCTTGATTTATTAGAGATACTAGTTCTGTACGGAGGACAGTATCTGCATTTTGTCTGGCAGTAGCTTCCTGCGTGGTCTTTTCTGTAATGCTACTCTGCGCATCTTCTAGTCCTTCTTGTACAGATGCTATATCGCCCTGAGCAGTTGCTAAATCACTTTGTATCGTTGTGATATTGTCTTGCGCAGTTGCTAAACCACTTTGTATCGTTGTGATATTGCCTTGTGCAGTTGTCAGATCACTTTGTACAGTTGCGATATTACCCTGTGCAGTTGTCAAATCACTTTGTACAGTTGATATACTTGACTTTGCATCAGTGATATCGTTCTGTGCTGCCAATATATCGTCTTGCATGCCGCTGACGCTGTCCTGGACAGTAGCAAGGTCGCTTTGTACATCGGTTACATTATTCTGAACAGTTGTCAAACCATTTTGTACGCCAGTCACATTATTCTGAACAGTTGCCAAACTATTCTGTACGCCTGATACATTATTCTGTACAGTTACTAAATCATCTTGCACCTCTGCAACATCACTTTCGATATTGTCTACTCTACCATCTAATGTTTCTATTGCTTGATGGATCTCTGTATCTGATGCCACACGGCTAGTCTTCTCTTGAGATACCAGAGTTCTGATCAGATCGCGTAGTTCAGTATCGGCTGCAATTCTATTAGCTATCTCGTCGTTAAGTCCGTCTATGCTAGTTCCTCCTTCATTATCTCCGATAGGAACCCACTTCTTAGTATTATCTTTCAGTACATTTATAAAAAGATATATGCTATTTCCATTGGAGCTAATCTTGATAGTATTCGCAGGATACCTAGAGGCTTCTAGATACTCTCCTGGATTCTCAATTACGATAAGAGCAGGGTGTAGTGCGTTCAGTTTACTCATAATTCATATCAACTAGTGCTATATATAATTTACTATATTATTTTGGATTTGTCACAAATGTTATACCAATAGTCAGATCTAAATTATTTATGTATGACCCTACACATGCATATATCTTAACCGAGCTACTCATAGGAGCAGATAATGTTATCAACTGCGGAGATTTAGTTGTATCAATAGGAGCTACGAATACAGTGATCGGTATATCTATATGGCTTTCGTCAGCAAATGCTAATGTAGAACCTTCATTGAATAACAGTTTATCTGCATCCGATTTCATAATAGTTGCAAAACATATGTCCGTGCTGCCGCTCTGACGATACTTACTATGAGATGCACTATCTATAACTGTAGATATATTATTCGATGATGTAATAGGACTGCTCAGCGCTATTTTCATAGCCTGATTGTTGCCCTGTGTTGCTGTAGTACATACTTCATTATGTCTATATGTAGTTACATCTCCATCAGTTTCAGCCTCAGTATACATATACGTGTCAGTTTTAGTGACTCTAGAGAATCTGACATATTTCGACTTCGCAGATATGCGTAATGTATATTTGACTACACCTATATAATCAGTATTAGACATATCTGATGCATTAATAGTGACGCCATTAATTTTTTTCAGCATCTCCATATATGTTATAGTGTTCACTGTATTGTTAGTTCCTTCTTGGATACTCTGTACGTTTCCGTCAGGGTCTATTATAGTGAACTCAAAGTTATTTATATCTACAGCATTGAATGCATCATTCAATTGTTGTCCTACAGTGGCTATGTCTTTTAACTTTTCATATAATGATATAGGAGCCTGTTCTTCGGTCACCCATCCTGAAGCTATCTGATCCGCTGTATGAGCAAAATATTTTTCACCAGCAGTAAACGAATCAGCTATATGACGATAAACGCCGTTAGTAGCTAGCGTATTGTTGACAGATGCCTTGACTTGATCTGCTTGGTTGATATTTTGAAGGGCCTTTGTAGATGATCTCTCTAAAGTAGCATCCCATGGTACTATTATATCACTGCTCCAACCAGATTTCTTAGGATTCTCCGGATAGCCTGCTTCAAATACATATCTGTAATTGATAACAGTATTATACCTAGTCTCTATAGGAATGACGATAGATGTCTGATCTATTGTATTAGGGTCCCATCGATATGTTCCTGATGTTTCATCTAGAGTACGTGCTCTGAGGTATAGCGGTGCATATTTCCATGCATTGAAAGGAACATTAGTTCCATCCAGGTCGTAATATTCTTTCTTCTGAATATCAGTATCGTTTCCGATGAATCTGTATCTAACTTCTACACCTATACATTCGAACCCCGTCGCTGCAGTAGATAGCTTCACTATACCGTGAATTTCATATTTAGATTCGAGTGCATTAGAGCTCAGCTCGTCAGAAATATTGAAAACCAACGTATTGAATTCATTCTGCGCGTCCTCTAATGATTGTGTCACTTGAGACAATTCGTTCTGTGCAGCAGAACCTGTAGATGTTCCTGACGATATGATGTTACGCAAGACGTTGATTCTATCTCTATAGTATTCGATAGAGTTCTCTACAGATTTCTTTTGTGACTCTAGCTGTGCAATCTTGTTATAGCTAGATGAAGATATGTCTTTAGATACATCTACAATAGAGAATGATATGTTTTTAGAATCTACCGGAGTAGATAACGATGTACTATTGAGATTAGCATCATCCCAATCATCTCGCGTCTTATATGTATCTTTTCGGAATTTGTCAATGTATTTGCCTAGATCAAGAATATCTTTGATATCACTATCTATAGTCCCATTAACATATATGCATTCACCTTCTTCATGTCTGTACCCTGATTTAGTTACGAGGGTAGGGTATATCCAATATTGATATCTGCTAGACACTGGAAACTTTACAATAGCAGATTCTTTATTTTCATCAACATAAGGAAACAATCTAGAACCTACAGTAACTGGTTGATAACCATCAACATAACTTATTTTGATAAAGGATTTAGTCTTATCAATAATATCTACGCGGATTCTTGTATCATGGTACCCACTACTGTTATACAATGTCAGAATGTCTCCTTGACTGATAGGATATATAGACCCTTCTTTGCCTCTGAAAGCAATATCTGAAACGTAATATATTTTCTTATGTTCTACATTTTCATTAGCATCAACTGACTCTGTATCAACTGCGCGTAATACATAGATACCTCCGTACGCCGTCATATCTGTTGGCTCAGTTCTCATGACGCGAGTAAAGTTTCTGTATTCTTTGATGCTTCCATGCTCTACCATTTCATCAAAGACATTCTTCATTGCAGAGCTTGGTATGTTATATTTTGAGCTGACACCAAGAATATCACTTCCATGATAAGCAAATACCTTGAGTTCAACAGTGTCTTCATTATTATATAATACAACAGGGATGTCCACAGTAACATCAGTCTCCATCATATTTATAATGGAATCTGATTTCCTTCTAGTATTAGAAACTCCTGGAACTTTTGACGTGGCCATAGGTATATCAAGCTTATTGATATATAGCTTTCTATAAGACCCGTCAGCCATTCTGACGATACTGTTTCCTGTAGCATTAGTTAGCATAGATATAGTAGAGTCTATGCGATCAACACGAGACTTCATATATCCTAGGCAAGGAATCTCTATATCCCTTGCTTCTCCATTCTCTAAATATATCTGTGTTTTAACAGAAGGCTGATTAGAAAATATGGCTTCGTGTAATGCTGCATACATGCGCATATTGTTTGCAGTGACTTTCACTACATCGTTGAGAACACCGCCAACACTATTTTGAATCATAACGTATCAACTTAACATATATATATTAAAATAGGCAGTGAGCAGAAACCCACTGCCTATTATATTTAACGCTTTTATATTACTCTGCATTTGCGGTAAGTGCGCCTGTAGGCAAGATATATAAACGCTGTACTAATTTTTCCATAGGCCTAGCGCCTTCGATCTTGATATCCAATACACCATAGAAGTTGTCTATGATTTCTGCTGTATTGTTCGTGCCATTCATAATGACTTCGAAAGCTGTAAGGCCGCCTGAACGGTTAGGCGTAGCAGTGACACTCTTCAAGAATGTGTTACACTTAGACACTATTTCAGTTCTAACGGCTTCAGTATTCTCTACGAATACATATGGTCTGATGATGTTCTCAATCTCATCCATAATATATACTACGAAATCTCTGAAGCTTAATGCAGAAAGGGCAGAAACAGGCTTCTGCTTAGATGTCTTGTTACCATATACACAGATAGTATGTTGATCATCGCCTGCATCAATAATTGCATTGATACCCATAGCTTCTAGCCATTCACGGTCTTTTGTTGAAAGGGGTACTTCTGGATTGTAACCGTTAAGGACTCCTCTCAATACACCCGCTGCTACTGACCATGGATTGTCTTTCTGAACGAACAAATTAGACACTACACCTGCAGGAGGCAGCAGTTTTGCACCTCTTCGATTCCATGGATAGAAATAACCAACATGAGTAGCACCGTCTTTGATATTAGGAACGGTGAATGTTTCTGATGTAGCTAGAGCTTTATAATTGATGCTTCCGAACTCATCAGTAAACTCTTCTATCTTAGACAGAGCTAATGCAGATGGAGCGTTGAGCAAGCCGGTAGCATGTTGTGCCATACATATTTTAGCAAATATAGACTTAGAACTTGGTTCAATACCATAG